AACCTAAATTCTTTTTCTTTTCAGGATCTTTTGCTCTTTGACTTGCCACTTTAGCACGTTGCGACATTGCAATCGCAGCCTGCATTTTGTGAGCGTGAGTTTTACCAGATGATTTGATTTTATTTACTGAAGTTTTTGCTGTTTCAGCATCTGTAAAACCTAAACCGTGTATTGTTCCTTTTGGATTTTCGTCTGTATATAAATCTGAATGTTTATCTGAACCTGCAGGTTGACCAGGTTTTCTTGCTATTCTATTTTTGTCTGCACTTAACATTGGTTTAATAGAACCAACACCTTGTGATGTATAATTTGCTTGTAGTCCCATAGCACGACTATCTCTACTACCTTTACCTTTAGGTGGTCTGTCGTCCATTTTACCTAAACTTGTCATAGGGTGAATACTATCTAATCCACCTACTCTTATAGTAGGCACTCCTAAATATTCTTTTAATGTCTTAATCTTCATAACTAGTTACCAAATGATTTGTCTTGTAAATTATTTTCCAATCACATTCTATCCATTCACACTCGTAATCATATTCTTGTAAATTACCAGCATTAGGCATTGTATTTTTCTTTAAAAGTTTTATATTCTTTTTCTTCTTCTATTTTAAATTCAGTTTTTCCATAAATCTTTTCGTCAAGTTTTGATTCAATGTTTTCAATCTTGTCTAAAACACCTCTTAAAACAACATTGTTATTGTCATCACTCTCTTTAATTTTTCTTTTAAGAGGTTTAGCAAACATAAGAGGATCGGGTCTTTCATCCTCATTATCTTTTTTATATTTTTTATGACTTTTTGTTAAAGGGTGTACACCTGGTTCTACAGCAGGAGGAAGTGCCACATTAGCACCTGTACCTACAGCATTTGCTGGTGCGTCTTCATCAATCTTATTGATGATTTCATCCATCATTTCTTTATAATGTTTTGGCATAGTCAAACTCCGATACTAGTTCTCCGTTTCTCTCATATACATCAACACCAAAATATGTACCAATTGGTTCATCATCTATATCTGGTATCTCTCTATGTTCAGCAAGAAAATCATCATACTGATTTGTTTCTTTTAAATGTTTAATGATTGTTGATTCAATAAGAGTTTTATGTTTTTCGTATTCTTTATTTTCTCTTAATAATAAAGCAGCGGCAACAGCAAATGAACCTAACGCACCTCTAATACCTGTTTTAGCAAGTATTCTTTTTAAATTGAATACAAATCTATGTAACATTGTGTACGCTTGTTTTTCACTTGTCTTTTGTAGAGTTCTATATTTTTTTAAGACGTTACCGTCTTTATCAATAATACCTTGTTTAAAAGCATCTGATTTGTCAAACGGTGTTATTAATAATTTAATAACTCTATAAGCAATTAATAAATCTATTGGTCTACTTGCCATTATAGTTCCTCTAAAAGTTTCTTAACGTTTTCATCTACTGAAACATTGTTTAGTTCGTGTGGATATAGATACTGTAAATAATCTAAAACTGTTTTTAGTATTGACCAATATTGTTTATCAATTTTATATAACAACAATATACAAGCCGCTTCTACACCAAAAACATTTTGTAAAACTACAACGTGATTTACGATAAGTCTTACTTTGATTTCACCAGTTATCTTATATCTACGAAATAACCTTTTAAGATATTTAAATCGTTTGACATCATCATAAAATTCCTTTTCTCTTTCCAGAGTAGGGTTATCATAATGATGTTGTGCAAACAACAACCAATTATCTTTGGTTATCTCTCTAAACATATCTACACTAATTTAGCGTAGACCTTAGATGTTCCGTTTTTAAGTGTTTCGTAACTAACTTCTAGTTTCAAACCACCTTCTTTTCTATGAGATATACCATCATCATTAATATCAGAACCATCGGTATCTTTACCAAATCTTCCACCAAATTGTTTCACTTCAGCTGTTACTTTACCGTTATCACCATTTAGGTCAACAGGTGAAACTGTTAATCCTATTCTGTGTAACTTCTCTCTTAATTCATCAACTGCAAATTGTGGTTTAATGTATTCCCTTTCGGCAATAGAACCTACAAATGCGTTAACTCTTTTAAGAACATCAGGATCCTGTATGTTATGAGCGCCTAAAGCACTATCTTCAGGAGAGTTAGAAGTTGTACTTCCAACTTGCCCACCCATATAAGAACCTTCTTTTACGTGTTGTTTAAAAGTTTTCATTGTTCTCCTCTACTTATATTTGTCTGATACCTTTTTTTGTCCATCTGAACGTGGTATCAACCCTTTTGCTTTTAGATGTGCCTTATCTGTAAAACCTGCCTTACCTGCCTTGTAACGTTTCATTGCGTCAGCAGTATTAGGTGGTGTTTCACCTAGCACGTCTTCTTCAAAGTCTTTTAGTTCTTCTTCTTTTACAAAAGATTTAAACTTTTTTACCATCTTTTTTTTCCTTACTTAACTTTAAAAGTTTTTCAGTTTGTTGCAAAGCGCCGTAAAGAGCATTTAGATTATTTCTCATTGTAACTAAATCTTTCTCAACGCTTTCCATTTGTTTTTTTGTTTTATCGAAATCTGCTTTTAAAGTTGCATATTCCTCTTGTAATATTTTTTCATCAATCACCATAATATCTCCTCAATTAAGCAATAACGTGACCGTTACCACCGATTACATTCCAGTTACTATCTTTAAAAAATAAAATAACACTTCTACCTGGTGCGTCTATGTTTACAGTTGAACCTGAAACAAAACTTGAAGGTGTAATTGTTACTGCGTTAGTACCTGAAGTTGATTTATTAACTATAATTTTAACCTGACCATCAGCGCCATCTGCTACTGTTACTGGAGCTGCACCTGAAGTTGCGTTAACTAAAGTTGTACTTTCAGTAAGTGTTACTGCTGTTGATGTTGAACCATCACCAGTAATTGTTTGAGCAGTATCTTTTAATCCTATCCAAGATGGAATATTATTAAAGACATCTTCTGCTGTGATTTTTTTATTGATTGGTGTTCCTGTTGGATCATCTACTACGTGAAACAGGTCGACACTTGCTAATGCGTTACCTAAATCGGTCAACGCCGTTATTTTTTTATCTGCCATTTTTTTCTCCTATTAACCCTTTCGGGAATGCTACTGTAGGTATTTGCCTACATCAATTTACTCATATAGTATATATAAGGGCGCCAAAGCGCCCCTATAAAATTAATTATTAGTTAGATGTTAAACACACTAAAGTTGTGTATGAAACTCTACCTGATCTACCACCTGAACCAGTTGTTTTTAGAACCCAACCAGTATGTGCTATTGCACCTGATTGTGTTTCAGTTGTATCGTAATTAAACAAACCGTGTGTTGCACCTGTTATAAAAGTGTCTGCGGTTGTGTTACCGTACAATGAAGTTCTATTTGCACTTGATGGTTCTACATTTAACATAGTTGCTGCCCACAATGGTGCGCTACCAACTGCGTCTGTTTTTTCCCAACTTGACATATTATTCTCTCCCTTTGTTAATTGTTAAGGTACTCAATTTGTAATATATTATGTAATATTTATAAGGAAAGATATTAGAAACCTAGTTTTTTAAGTTCTCTAATAGTGTTGGAAGTAGAGGTATGTAGTATTCCGATACCACCTCTTTGTGTGAATTGATCTGTATTTTTCTTATAATCGTCTATTAATACAGCAGGTTGACCTACGACTTTTGCATAGTTTTGTTTTTGTACTCGTTTTACAAGATTTATTCTACCAGGTGCGATACCTAAATTAGTTCTTGCCCAATGTGATTTGCCAGGTATACAGTTTGGATCCCAACTTTCTTCTACGTATGCTGATAAAATGTGAGGTTTAAAACTAGAAATAAAAGACCATAATGATCTGCCATCAGGCATCCACGGCATTGTGTGCCAAAATTTGGGTGTATCTTTGATTGGTTGCCACTTTTCTTCTTTACTAGCGTATGACCATTTTGTAATAGGCATACCAGTAACTTTCTCTGCTGCCTTTTTAAAGTCGCAAAGAACACCGTCCATATCACAATATATTCTTGGTAAGTTTGGTTTCATAGTGTTTTAGTATCTATAATATAACACATTATAGGGTACTTGTCAAGCGAAAAAAACTGTTGATTATTAATACTTATAATCTACTCTTGGATTCATTTCAGGAGAAGTTGCCACTTGACCTGTCATAGTCTTTTTTTTCATATCTCTAGTATCTTCGCCTGCTTCTTGTTCTTTTTTTTCTTCTTTCTTTTCTCTTAATTCTGCCGCCATCATTGCAAAAGTTTTCCATTCATTCTTTGGCGTTTTGATAGGTTCTTTTTCACCACCCACTTCTCTTTGTTTTTGATTTTGTGATTTAGCAGTTGACATATGAGTTTCTTTTAATTTTTCTAACTCATCATCTTTTATCTCCGGGTGCATTTTCTTAATCTTATCATCACTCTCACCATCTTTTACCATTTTCTTAACGTGTGGGTGTACTTCTTCTTTTTGTGTAGGATCATAACTGTTCATCATCGGACCTGATTCTGGTGGTGATAATTTATCATTAGTTTTTTCAATAGATTCAATATCAGCATCATCAATACTTCCACCGCCGCCTGGACCTATTTTTTTTCTTTGTCTTGCTTTATCTAGTTCATTATATGCCTTTCGTTCAGCAGCATCTTTACTTGGTGCGTCAATCACCATATGAAAGCTGTCTTCGGAACTAATACCTTTATATGAAACTCTACCTTCAATCTCCCACCTTGCCTCTTTCATTTCTTTTTTCTTTTCATCTGAAGAATGTCCAAAAGATTTGTGAACAAGTTTATCTAATTTTGTATGAAATTTATCTACATCTTTTTTAGTGTAATCTTCTTTTTGATCTTTTTCTATTGACTTAGCAATATCGTGTGCCTTTGTAATAGTAGATTTCTTTAGAGGTGGTTGATCGTTCTTTGCTTTCATAGCAGCCGCCATACCTACTGCATATGGATTATCTACTGCTTCGTTTTTACCTTTGTGCATTTTATCTATCTTATTAAAAAATGCTTTCTTTTCTGCACCAGTCATTTGACCTATAGGTTTGCCTGCCTTGTCTAATTCTTTTTTAAATTTGTCTTGGTAGTCGGACTCCAAAACTTTATTCTGCATTTGTTTTGCTAAATCCTCTATACTACCCTCTTTAGTTTTTAGATACTTGTTCATTATTTTTTACTCCCTTTAACTTTCGCTGCTAAATCTTTATCAGCACCACCCCAAGTTCCTGAGGATTTTGTTACAAACGAATTTACTCTAGCAAACGCCCATTGTTGTTGACTAGCACCAGGTCTATGTCCACCTCTCCAAGCGGCCATACCTCTATCGTAAACTTTCTTTAATATACTATAAGGCATACCTGTTTTGTCTGCCTTGTTTTTTAATCCTTGTATTGCCTCATAAGTCATTTTTGCACCCAAGTGTACAGGTTTCTTTTCGCCCATTTTAGGATCAGTTGCAACATCTTTTTTATGTTTTGCAATATCACTTGTTGGGTAATTATCAACTTGTTCTTTTTTCATTTCTTTTTCTTTTTTGTCTTTTATATATTTGTGTGCAACACCAACTGTTAATGGCACTTCACCAGTTTCTGGATTAGGTTCTGGTTTAATTGCTCTGTTTTTTTCGTTTTCTAATTTTGTTCTTAAAGTATTAATTTGACCTTGAGCAGCAACTAATTGTTTTTCTAATGCGTCTGTATCTTTTTCTTTGTCTAATTTAATCTTTAATTCTTTTTCTTTTGCTGTGTCTTTATCTGAAATTGCCTTATCAGATGGATCATCTTTCATACCAGGAGTTGCCTCAGTTATTTCTTCAAACTTACCTGTCTTTTTGTAAATCTTATTTCTTGCAAGTGTAGATATAAAAGGTATCTGTGCCTTCATTAATTGTCTTAATGTAACTACATCAAACGATTGTCCATCTAAATGTTTTGACATTTTGTTTGCCATTTCAGGTGAAATAGTTTTACCTTTTAATGGTGCATATGCTTTTTGTAAATCTTTTATAATACTGTCTGCAACTTTTTCATCTAAAGTTTCTTCACCTAGTATTTTTTTTACATCATTAGCAGACATTTTTAATCTTTTTGCAATGTTGTCAATACTTTCACCTTCTTTATTTGCGGTAAATATATCTTTAATTTTGCCTTCGTCTAATTCAAATTCTTCGTTTGCTCTTTTTAAAGCATTCTTAACATCTGGATGATCTGATAAACCTTTTGCAAGTTTTTCGATTGCCTTAACAGCACCGTCATAGTTACCACCTTTGTATCTAGGATCGTTTAGTATGCCGTATGCCTGTTTAATTTGTTGTTGTGTAAATTCTAATATAGTTTCTTCTTTTGCCATATCAGGATTATACATTAAATAATCTGAAACTGAATTGATATAGTCTTTTGCTTTTGTAATTTTAGATTGTACCCACGCCTCTAAAGGGTTACCTTCATCTGATTTACCTTGTAGTGCTGAAGCAAGTTGCGTTGCCTTATCAGCGATTGCCTCTAGTTCACCTCTTGCCATTGATACTTCGTGGTCTTTATCTTCTTTCTTATAGACTTGTTCTAAAGCCTCTTTCATTGTTTGTCTATATCTACTCATTTGTTCTCCTATAACGCCGAATAAACTGCGTCCCAATTTTTAACTTTTCGTTTAAGATCACCTATCATCATCTTTTCTAATCTTTGTCTTAATGTGATAGCATCACTTCCAATATATCTTCCATAAGTATCGTGTATTTTTCCTAGAGATTCATATGCGTCTGCTAATTTTTTATCTCTTAAAATTTTATCAGCAATATATCTTCGTGCTTCAAAGTGATCGTTGTTTGCTGTTTTTGCCCTAATGTATTGTAATTCTGTTTTACCTGCTTCTGCCTCTTGCAAGTCTAATCGCATTTCTTTTAAAGTTTTAGTCATATTCTTTTATCTCTAGTTTTAGTTCACTATTACCTTTTAGTAATCGGTGAAACTCCTCTTTTTTAATATGATAATTTTGCCCTACTTCTAATTCAAAAGGCAAATCATTATCGTATTGTAGTTTCCATCCTGTACCCCATATAACTTTTATGACACGATCTTTTTTATCTTTGTGCCATATCAATTGGTCTTTTTCAACATCTTCTTTGAAGACTCTAGTAAACACATTATTGTAAACACTTTTTTCAAAGTCTTCAAATGGTTTATAATAATCTTCTAATTCCATTACCAAAAAAAGTTACCGCCACCAGATAGTCCTAATGACTTTGCATAACGAGGTAAGTTACAAGCCCAATATGCAGCCGATGTTCTATCTTTTTGCTGATCACATTTGTGTCTAGCAGCAAAAGACTTTCTTGCCTCTTTATCGTTCAATTTTACTTTAAGTCCTGTAGTATCTCCCCAAGTAACTTTTTTAACGTTACCTGTTTTGGGATCTTTTACAAAGACATAAAACTTTTTAGGTCCACCTTTTTTAGGTTTATTTAATTCAACGTCTTTTTCTTCTTCAGCAATAGGTATATCTAAAGGTACTTTTTGTTCTTCGTAAATACCAAACTGCCCTATATCTGTTTCAAGTAACTGTTTATCCCAATCGTTCAATTCAGTTAAAAGACCTTCATTATATAATTCTCTTGCCTCATTAAACAAGTTATAAAATTCTTCACTATGAATCCTATAAATGTTTTCAGCAAACGGTATATTATTTTCTACGTGATAATGTACCGATTTAGATATTTTATCTTTGTAATCTGCAAAACTTAACATTATATATTCCTTATCATTTTAGATACAACTTCAGACAATTTCGCCTTCCATTCTTCTTTGTATCTTTCCTTATATTTATCTATTGTTTCACTTGAAGCTGCCCAATCATTTATATCTTTTACAGAAATATCTGTTGTCATTGGTCTTGTTACAACTTGTTCACCAGATGTGCCATCTACTGATGGTTTGTACGAACCGCCTTGATAATTAGGGTCATATCCGTCTTGTCCTGGTGTTACTTTTAGTGTGTGTTGTGCGTAATCGTGTCCTATATCGTATGCCTCTGGCACACAATTTGGCACTTGTTTTCCACCTTTATTTTTCATTCCTACCTGCTTATATCCTGTCCAACAAGCGTCTGATAATTCTTTCTTCAATTCACCAAACATTTTCTTGTATTTTTGTGTATGTACACTTGGTTTAGTTTTTGCGTCTTTATCACCAGGTGCTGGTCTATTATCATTCTTTGTAGTATCTCTACTTTTAAAATGATCTGCTCTTTTATTCTTTGTATCTTTAGACATATCTTTGTAATACTTTTTAGGTTGTGTTCCGTCTTTTTTCTTAACGTCTTTGTCTTGTGGCAACCTATCTAAATCTTCTTTAGATACGGCTTTGAAACCGTAATCTACATCTAAATTGTGTTCTCTCACTTGTGCCTCTCTATCTGCTGGATCTGGTAAACAATCCCATATCCACGCCTTGTGTAAATTGTTTTCGTTGTCTTCAACTACTACATAATTTGTTCCTCTTCTCACAACTTTGCCATCAATATCCTCTTTGACATAATTTACTTTATCTCCTATATTAAAGATCATTTCTCTAACATATAAATCTCTAATTTGTTGTTGTTCAAATTCTTTTAAACTTGCAATTGGTTTATAATCACTTACGTAAGTGTAATTTGCAGCCAAGTTCATTCCTTTTCTTACATCTTTAAATAATTTTTCAGTATCTCTAAATGAAGAAGGTAATCCTGTCTTAAATGATTTAACATCACCTTTCTCTGCCGCTGCTCTCATCTTACTTGCTGACATACCTGACACACCTTCAGCGTCTGGATCTCTATCACCAGCAGACGCAACATTAATTTTTTTAAAGTTATAATATCCGTGTCTGGATTTTACATCATTATACTTTTTTAAGATTGTATCAAACTCTCTTACTCTATCACTACCAACAACCATAGTTATACTATCATAACCTTGTTTATATAATTTTGTAGCAATATCTAATACCATATTCGTTGTATTAATTTCAATGTTTCTTGCGTGTTGAGGAAACATCTTTTTCATATAATCTAATTTTTGTCTTGGCGACAACGGATTCTTTTTAGGGTCTTCACTTCTACTTAAAAAGATTTTATAATCATCTGTAGGAATAGATTTTACTTTTTGTATTAACTTTTCGTGTCCTGTAGTTGGTGGATTAAATCTACCAAATGTAAATGCAATTGATTTTGCCTCTGGTAAATAATCTTCTTGTTTTAGTGATTCAATTTCTTTGTCTGTAACTACGCCATCATCTAATATTTGTTTACACTTTTTATAGAAAGTGATATAGTGATATTTTTCTAATAATTTAAAAATAACATTTGCTGGCATATTATTAGCAACACCAAATGTTTTAATTTGATCAGGTGTCATATCTTTTAAAAATACTTCTTTTCTTTGATATGATAAATCGTCACCAATATCTTTTATTTGAATAATGCTATCTTCTATTTCTTCTAACTTATCTTTAATTTTTTCTTGTAAATTTAAAACATCATTTACAGTTAAAGATTTTAATTCATCATAGTCAATTATATCTCTTTTTAGTTCACCTTTTACTACATCTATCTCTTGTACTTTTTTATTAAAATCATCTATGTAGAGATCAATATTAAATTTAGGAATATTAGGCACTTTTGTAAACATATTATTTAAAACATCAAAATGACCATCAGCATTTTTTAAATGATCATCACTAATTTGTCTATCTACTTGAATATAATAGTTTATAGGATGTTGAGTACCTGGTATATTTTTACCATTAACTTGACCCATAAATTTTCCTACTAAATCTTTTCTAACTTTTTCTATTTCTTCTTCACCTATTGCATTTGGTTTTATGACTATATCAATATCTACATCAGCATCATTTCTGTATGTCTTTGTTAAAATAGATCCAATGATGTAAACTCTCTCAACATCACCATAAGGTTCTATATGTTTTTTAATATCATTCTTAATAATATTAATAACACTTTGTTTTAATGTAGGACTATCTGTGTCTGCTCTATCAAACACACCAGGTGCATAAGTTCTTCTTGGTATATCAATGATTGATTCTTTTATGAAGTCTTTAAATCTCATCTTCTTTTTAACTCCAATTCTTTTTTAATCCAACTCATTGCTATACCACTTTCTGGTTTAGTTCTTAATCTACTTCTTATAAAACGAGAAGCAGTATTTAAAGTTTGTGTTACTAATTCTTGTTCACTTCTATTGTTATCTACAATTAACATTTTGTTAGGACTAAACAATCTTTGAAATGAACCTATATTTGCCTGTACACCTTCCCAATTCTTTTTTACAATATATTCTGGTATTGATCTTGGTCTAGTTTTATTTCTTTCTAATGCAACATCTAAACTTGTATTAACAAATACCATATAACAATCATATCCGATATGTCTTAATAATGCAACTTGACTTTGTACTAATTGTAAATCTCTGCCTGTTGCGTCTATAACTAATCCTAATCTACCTTGTATGTAAGTATCTAATGCTGAAGCAGTAGTCGTTTTTGCTTTTTGTCTAATAATATTTCTAAAGTATTCTTCTTCGTCAGGCATTTTAAGAGATAAGTTTGCTTGTTTTAAACCTCTTTCAAACGATCTATCAGAATTTACTACTTTTAAACCTGTTCCGCCAAAAGCAGTAGCAGTTACAAATGTCTTACCTGAACCAGGACCACCTGCAAGAAAAAATGCTTTGAATATACCAGGATCATAAACACCCTCGTTAATGTATTGTCTGATTTCGTCTAAAGTTTTTTTCATTAAATATCTCTCGTTCTTGGAGTATCATACAATATAATATCAAATGTTGATGACATATTCGTACCTGTTGAAGCAATTGCTCTAATTTCAATATCTGTTTTTTCAGGTAAAGCAAATGGTACTTGATATATTCTTTGATGAAGTCCACCTGGAACATCCATAACATCTCTTGTTCTAAAAACTAAACCATTACCTACTTCTCTCGTATATAAGTTAGCGGTTACGGCGTCATTATAATTACCTACTCCTA